TTATTTCAATACTTTTTCAATGGCTTTCTTTGTTTTCGGCCCGTAAATGCCGTCTGCTGTGAGCCCATGCATAAGCTGGAATCGCTTGACCGCATCTGCTGTTTTCACGCCATAGTAACCATCAATACCATTGTTTTTTTCTCCCTTTTCAGGATAGAAGAAAAGAGCGGCTAGTGCTTCCTGTACGGCTTTTACGCCTGCCCCTTTCATTAATGGCTTGGTTACTTCAATAATGCCAGATGGCAGGTTGTATGTCTTTTTAGAAGTGCTTGTTTTAGGCTTGCTCGTGCTTTTTGATGGGGATGATTTAACAGGTTTAGCTTTTGTTGTTTGCTTTACTGTACCAGCTAAAACTGCTTTATAATCAAAGACAGGACACGCTTTCCAAGAATAGCCCGGAAACTCATTGTGCCCTCTTGTTCTTTTATAGTTCGGCATATCTTTCTTCAATGCCGTTACTAAAGCTCGAAAACTCGTTTCCTGTGCTGCTGTGGGCTTTTCGGTTCTAAAATCCCCCACAAGACAAATGCCAATCGCAAAGCGGTTTGAATTGCCTACATGATAGGATTTGATTCCTAGATCATGATTCCATTCAATTGTACCGTCTTTGAGAATGACAAAATGATAAGCTATACCCGGCCAACCATTAGTGCCTACATGATAGTTTGCAAATGCTGCACTGTTTCCAGATTTTGTTAAACTATGATGTACTGCGATGTCCGTTTTTGCATTGACACCAACATTTGCGTAACTCCCCTTACTCTTTGTTTTTCCTCGAAGATCAACAAGCTTGCTTAATTGTCTAAAATTCATTTGCGTTCTCCCCATTCGTTTAATGGAATTTAAAAAAGCTACCCGAAGGCAGCTTCTATTTTGTTAATCCTTTTTGTTTTAGAACTTCTTTCTGCTTCTGTCCTCTAGGTGTTACATAGTTGTTTTTGAACCATGTGATAAGCGTCATAACCGTTGTAAAGAGTGTCGAGAAAGCAACATATAAAACGTTCGCTAAATTGTTTACAGACTCTTCATCCAATGGTAAAGGCGTTTTACCGAACATCACTAAAATTTGATTGATCAATGCAATTAAAAGAAGCACCGTGCGGATCACAGTGCCTTTGTCGATGTTTTTCATAATTCATTTCCCCATTTCATTTATTTTTGTAAGAATGTAAACGCAACGGCAATCACACCGCCAATCACTCCACTAATAACAGCTGTTATCATCGCCCCTGTGATTGTTCTTTTAATCCATGTTGTATTTTCTTCAATCTTGTTAAGCTGATTGTTTAAACTTTGAATTTGTTGATCATGCTTATCATAATTTCTCTCAAGAGTGTTAACACGCTGTTCCAAAGCCTTCTGACTAGACTTTAAATCTACCATGTCCTTTTGTATGATGTTCAAGTTGTTGACCTCCGTCACCTCTGACATCAGTAAGCCCCCATTCCTATTTCAAGTTCCTCACCTCCTTAAAGAAGGCAAAATAAAAACGCCTATTCAGCGTGGTGTGAATCGTCTTGCTTTAATTTGAGTAATTCCTCTTTAAGCCGCTTATTTTCATTGTCGCAAACTGTAAATTGCGCCCTTGCTTCTGCAATCTCTAAATGCGCTTTTGTTAGCTGTTCCGATAAAGCCATTGATTTATAAAAAAACAACTCTTCTTTTTCTGTAAGCTGTTGTTTTTGTTCCATCTCAATTCCCCATTTCTTTTATTTGATTTTCTAAGACATACACCTTATCTTTTAATTCCTTAACTATTGGAATTAATAATGCATACAAGCGGTCATACATAACGCCTTCGATTTGCCTTTCTCCGTTCTCGTCTGGATCACTCCAGAAAAGATATTCTTTCAATCCCGCTTCGTAAAGATCCTCGGCTATTAAACCCGGAACTCTTTCAAGATAAGGTCTATCACCATCATCTGAACCGTTTGACTCAAGTATTTCTGCATATGATTCCGCAACTTGTTTATCAAACCATGTTTTAGGTTTCAACTTCAAGATATTTTGCAGCTTGTCGTCAGGGTATTCCTCGATGTTTATTTTGTACTTTTTCGATGAAACAACACGGCCCAAAGTTCCATATTGAGTAATATACACGTTCGCCGACCCTGAATACGGCCTGTCGTAAATAGAAGGTGACCAGACACGTTGCCCTGAATTATCCCTTCCAAGATATAACGAGCCGTTCCAAGCCCCTCCTTCCAACGAAATTCCGGTATTTGCTTCTGGAAGGCTTGATTTTAATAAAATAAGGCTTGAAGATTCTATATTGATTCCTTTTTTACCGTATATCTGAGCCCTGTCTTCGTAAGAATATATATCTATTACTTTTTTTGCCCTTAAACTGATATCTTCAACCGCTGAAAATGAAGCAGAACTATCTGTTTCAACACGATAACTTCTTAAGTAAGCCAAATGATCAGTTTGTTTTCCACTAATAAAAAGTCTTGGTCGTGTAGTTGCTAAATCCACAGTAACCGCCAAAACCTTTTCATTATTTTGGGAGAAGATCATATGAGTACCGCTACTACTCAAGCCTAAATCATTAGGAGCTCCCGGATTAGTCTCAATCCTTAACTTATGTGAAATGTTTTCATTTTTAGGGTTCGCTGCTGCAAATAAATTGATTCCACCTCTTTTTATATCAACGGTACTAATCGGTTCTTGCGTCTCATTCTCACCAATTCTATTTCCATATTCTTGTGAAATCAGGCCTGATTGGATTGTCAGTTTCTCATATCTTTTAACAGTGACATCATATATAGTTTTTCTGTATTGATAAATTTTATCGGCTTCAATAAACGATTCATATGCTGTTGATCCCGAAATAGGTTCAATTCTTGCCCCTCTAATTAGTGAACCCTCTATCGTGATTCCTTTAATCGTACCCGCTGTGATTTTATCAGCAGATAAATTGGCTATTTTAGCATTTGTAATGGCACCATCTGTTATGTGTGCCGTGTCAATTATCGCTGTGCCTAAATGTGCTTTTTGGATTGCGGCATTTTGAATGGCTGCCGTTCCAATAGCAGCATCGTTCACGTGAAGTGCTGTAACTGATTTTTCGGTAAGCATTACATCAAATGGGCTTGGTGACCATTCTTTTAATTCATTGCCTGATCGCAACTGGACATTGCGAATATCGAATGAAACAGATGTCACATCTAAAGTTTCAATGCCTTCCACAGTTGTTGCTGATCTCGTAACACTGCCTATAATGGTATCTTGTGAATTTGGCGTAAAATTGACCCAAGTGTCATTATTGTTGTATTGCCATTGAGAGCCGTTATATCGCACTACTCTAAAATCATATGTTTGTACAGTAACACCGCTTGTAAATCTTGAATTATCTGATCCAGTAAACATCAAATAGGCATTAGATTCAGTAGAATTTGCGCCAGTACCTTCTAAATTTGTACTAATTTCCGTGCTTCCCTTTGGGAATTTGTAAACAGTACCGTCTGGCGTGGTAAAAGAAGCATTTTCACCGAAGATAACTTGAATTTCCCCCGGATTATACAAGCCGGAAAACTGCATGTTTTTCAGAAATTTTATGTCTCTTACTCCCCCGCCACGTTGAACCCCATTTACTGTTAGTGCAGGCACCTTTCCGCCGAGTCCAGCTATTAAGATGTAATAGTCCGAATTGGTATTCCCCGTAAATTCAAATGGAAAATCATATCTTACAAATTCTTCTTCTGGATAATTGGTCATGTCCGTGTATGGTGATGGAATCAAAATACTTTCCGTACTATTAGAATTGGTAATTCTTCTTACATAAACATAATTGAAGTTATCCATTAAACCTCTTTTGGCTTCGAAAGACAAAATATATTGTTTTCCGTTTTCTAATCTCAACGTTTTTCTTTTGTTTGTTGTAATTCCTATAGCATTGTAAGTCGAATTCCTCATCACAGAAACGACATTAGACCTTTCGTTTTCCTTGAAGAAAAGAAAGCCATTATTTATCGCTGTCAAATCGCTTGATCGTAGAAGAGAACCTGGTAATATATTTGAATTTGCAATGTCTGTGTACAGTTTTTCAGCCGTTACTGACAACGAAGCTAGTTTATCAGCTGTGACAGCACTGAACATAATATCATCGGTGAGGATTCTCACTGTCTTTGCTTCATATTCTTCTGACCAATCACTAGCTGTTCCGTGTGTATTTATGGTTCTCAATCGGTAATACCATACCTGATCAGCTTCTACACCGTCTTGATGATGCCAGCCGCCTGTTTTGCCTCGGAAAATAAGCTGTGCGGCTGTAGGTGTAAATCCTTTGTTTTGTGATGCGTACACTTCATACGCAGCTATAAAGGATCTAGGGTCATAATCCCATGTAAGTGAAATCGTCTTGTAAAGACCTTCTACTTTGATATTAGCTGGACGTGGCGGCTTCGTGTTTGGGAAACTACCATCTGTCACGTTGCCCGCTTCCGGCTTTCTTTCCCAGGTGCCACGATTACTATCAATTATCTTTTGCAGCTGCTTTACTCGATCATCGCCCTGTAAGGCTGACAAGAACTGCCCTATCTCAACGACGCATGTATTTTCAGGATCGGTGATGTCGTATTCCATTGAGATAATGCGCTGTGATGTTTCGATTGGAATAGCAAAGTTACGATCTATAGCGATGGTTGTATCTCCAAGATCGACATGCTCGTGCTCATACCCCTCAACGCCTTCAAGCAACTTCACCGATAATTCATAATTGACTTCAGTTTTTGAAGCCACAGTAATTAAATGATTGTAAGTTGCTTTCAATAATTCTTCTGCATCTTCAATATCTTCATCGCTGAAAATATCTTCTCTATGAATCAATTCTCCATTTTTTAAGCGACCGTATTTTTGCAATAAAGCTGGATCGCCTACCCATTCTTGCCCCTTTGGCTTGTCTACCGGATCACCATTTGCTTTCTTCCACTCAACATCTGCGAAGTCGATAATACGGGAATATCCCCCTGTTTCTTCTCCGTCATCGTCAGTTGTTTCCAATGATGCGCCATAACCATATAAAGCAGTCTTCGGATAGCTGATCACAGTACGTCTTATACTTTCAGTGTCTTTATCAATTTCAAACCGTTTGCCGCTGTCTTTACCTCTGCGCGGCAGGACCTTGATTGTGCGTTTGGTGATGGTATTCCCATCAAACTCCACAATGTCTTTAAATTCGCCGCCCCATTTGTTCAAGACATCGCTTAAACATTCAAGAGCATTCATTTTATAAAATGATGTCGAGTTTAGCCCTAGCTCGGCGGTCACTTCTGCGGTCCATCGGGTTCTTTCAAACACTTGATCAAGAACATACTGCGCCGTTTTATCTTTTGGCCGCTTTTCTTTGATGATTGTTTCCGCTAGTTCCATCATTGCGGCTTCACATGTTACGAGCGTGTTAAGTTCGGCACCATCATCCGTATCATCAAGCTCTTTTATAACAAAGGCCCGCAATTCGCCGTCCTTATCTCGGAACACGACTTGATTTTCTTCAAACAGATACTTTGCATCAGGATGGGAAGCATCTGCAATAAAAGAAAAAGAAGAACCCAAGTTGAGTTCTTCCTTGTATTTAGCATCCCAAAAATCACATGAGTCCTGTCCGTCACTGGACAGAACAGCCAAAAGTTCATCTTCTGGCGATAAAATAAATATCTCAGCCATGACGGACCCCCTTATAGATAAGCTTCATTGAATTTGATACTACTTTTATGGCTAAATCTTAACTTGACTGGCTTTTGAGCAGGAAAATCGAAAAATTCAGATTGGATTTGCAGGCCATTCATAATTGCTTTTCCGTTGTTCATGATTTTTCGTTTAGCAATGTCAATTACAAGCGTGTCACCAACGATGAAATTATAAACAATTTTAATAGTTTTCCTCACACTGTTATCTGAGTTTAGAAGAGACACCTCATATGAAGTGGCTGCTGCCGTAAATACGCATTCAATTTGCGGTTCAATCGTTGTTAAGCTCGGATTCGTAAATGTCCTCAAACCACTCTCAAATTCATAAATCGCCGCTAATCCATATTTTTTGGGATCTGAACAAAGAAAAGTTAGTGTCGCATGTTGTAAACCTCCCTTTGTCTCACCCTCTGTCAAACTCTCAAATATGGCGTTATACGTCCTGTCTGGTTCATCGAAGAAAACAAGCGGCTTTTCTTCATCTGTGTGAAGAATATAGTTCAATTCCTCCTGTTTTTTCTTCAGTTCACTTTCACTACTGAATGCAAATAACACTTCTAGGGTTATCACTCTAACAGGTAATCTAGTACCACGAAGAAAACCGCCTGGACGGTTCCCTATCGTGTCAATTTTCACTTCTCGACCTATAACACCCCTGCCGCTTGGTGTCTCTTTAAGGTAGAAATATTGTGATATGTCAGTTCCGTTAAAAGTGATCTTCCATTCATTGGGGACAAGTTGTTGATAATTTATCATGTGATCCTCGTCCTCCTTGCGTTCGCCCTCTTCTGCTCATGTTCTACAGGTTTTGCAACACCTTGACCGACCTTTTTGCTGTCCATTTCAATAACAATCACTTGTTCAGGAAGTTCAATATTTTGAAGCTCTGCACTCAATTCGTGTTTAACCGCTCCTATTTTACTGTTTGTAATAGAAGCATCGTAAGCGATGTTTAAATCCTCTTGTTTGATGTACATAGCTTCCTTTACATCATTCATTGCTTTACTCACAGTACCTACGCCCTGCTGAATCCCCACAGCAATACCAGCTGGCACCATGACACCCACTTGGTCACGCATTAAACGTGACGGGGAATGAATTTTCAACTTCTTTTTGATTGTTTTTTCTATTGTGGCAGCAATAGTATTGGCTTCCTTCGCAAGCTCGCCTTTCATCCCTTTCATGCCGGATATAATACCTGACATTGTGTTATATCCGATCGCTTGCCCGCTCTTTTTAAGCGATCCCAGCTGCTTAACATTCACAGTCAATTGGGAAATTTTATTCATGTAATCAACTTTCAATTTGTTCAATTCTGTATTTGCTGCACTTCTCAATTCTGCGATTTTCTTAGTTGTTTCGTTTTTAAGTCCTGCAAGCTCTTTTGTCGCTTGTTCGCTTGCCATATTGTGCTTTTGTTTCCATAGTGAGATATATTTTTCTAACTCTGGTTCAGACATAGCAGCAATGGCTTTAATTTGATCAGCAGACCCCACGCCCATTTGTCTTAGTTCATCAACGAACTCTTTTGGAGCATTGCTTGATAGCTTTGAGAGGTCGGACTGGAAACTTTTCATTCTATCAATTTGTGCTTGCAAGTTATTTAACAGCTTGGACCCACTTACTTTTTCTGTGGTGACACTATCAAACAACCCCATAGCGTTGTATATAGAGTCAGTACGATCTTTAAGAGCGTTCTTATACTCTTCATTGGCCTTCTTGATGTCATCAGTCAATTTGTCATTAATGCTTTTAAACTTGGACAAATAGCTGTTATTGGCGGATAAAAGACCTTTATTCAGTTTATCCGCCGCTTTTCTCTCATCCTCTTTTTTCTTCTGCGCTTCTTTCTGAAGTTTGGTTCTAGTTGCATAAATTTCTTTCTGGACCTTATTTCGCTGTGCAGCTGTCAGTTTTTCCTTCTTTTTAATCTTCTCAAGCTGCTTAATGTATGTCTGACCACTTATTTTCTTGGTGTCATACTTCACTTCTGCATTAGCGATCTTTTGAGAGACTTTCTTTTGATACGCCAACTGCGCTTTTGCCTTTTTGCGCTGTGCCTCAAGTGCCTTCTTCTTCTGTTGAGCCTGTGTTTTCTTCTGTGCATTGTATATTTCACGCTGGATCTTCGCATTTTGAGTAGATGTTAACTTGTTGTGTTTCTTGATTGCATTTAATTGCTTGATATATGTCTTTGAGCTGATCTTACCTGTGTCAAACTTGGTTTCGACAGCTCTGATTTTGTTATCAACGCCTGTTTTTCTTCTAGCATTCGCTTTACGTGCCGCAGCTGCTTGTTTCTTCTTCAATGCCTCCGCTTGCTTTTGAGCTTTTTTCGTTTCAGCTTGCGCCGCTTTTTGCGCCGCCTGCGTTGTCTTTTTGGCAGAAGAAACAACGGTATTTGTTGATTTATCCAAACCAACAGCCATACCAGCACCCAAGTTATATCCAATCTCATCCCGCATCCAACGTGAAGGAGAATGGATGTTGAATAGTCTTTTAAAAGTGTTTTTGACGTTATCTACAATATCAGTTGCTTTTTTATATAGATCACCAGCAATGCCGCCTATTCCTCTTATCAAACCTCGAATAATGTCTTTACCTATTTTGAATAGGTCAATTCCTTTAAAGAAAGCCATGACCTTATCCCAGATACTCTTGATCTTGCTTTTGACATCATTCATTTTGTTACCGACAGTGCTTTTTATATCGTTGAATTTGCCGGAAATAGCCTTCCATATTCCGCCGACAACGTTTCCAACTGTCGTTTTGATCTTATTCCACACATTTCCGATAAACGTCTTTACTGTGTTGAAAACGGTCGTTGTCGTGCTCTTGATTTTGTTCCAATTGTTCACAAAGAAATTTTTAATGCCGCCTAAAACAGTCGAGAAAAAGGATTTGATTCCGTTCCAAACTGAAGAAGCAGTATTTTTTAAGCCATTCCAAACAGCTGTAACAACTTTTTTGATAGTGTTCCAAACTGTCGTGAAAATGGTTTTATACATCTTAAATACTGTTGTAAAGTACGCTTTAATCCCGTTCCATATTGTTGTGGCCGCCTTCTTTATTCCGTTCCAAACACCGGTTATAAAGCCTTTGATGCCACCCCAAACACTTGAAGCAACTTTCTTTATTCCCCCCCATAAGTCTTTCAAGAAGTTTACTATGCCATTCCAGGCATTCTGCGTAAAGCTAGTAATCTTGTTCCACAAGTCTATAAAGAATTTAGAAATAGGCTCCCAGTATTTAATAACAAGAAATACTGCTGTTCCAATAGCCGCAATTGCTAACAATATAGGGTTTGCCATAAATATCTTTGATACAATCCCGAAAGTTGTTCCGATCAATCTAATAGCTGACCCGACTTTTGTTGCTATTGCTACTATGTCTTGCCACCTCAAAAAGAGTGTGGAGAAAGAAACGATCATCGGTGTCAAAGCTCTTACTACACCAATAGTTGATAGCAATCCGGCGATCAATTGGCCAATAATCGGATTTGCTTCCATTGCAGAATTTGAAAATTTCAAGAAGCTGTTTACATTTTCTAAGATCGTTTTTCCGAGTGGAGCCATTCCAATCAGTAGATTTATTATTGTCCGAGAAATTTGACCAAGTGTGCTCCACACTGTCGGGCCTGTTTTTTCAATGTAGGCAATGAAGTTCTTAAAACCTTCTGTATGTTGAACTGTACCGGCCCATTCTCTAAAACGAGCGGTCATATCAACTAAAGATGTAAGCATGTCTGCTGACATTGGACCGAACGCAGCGAATAAACGGCGTAATGCTCCCGAAAAATTCGTGATAACTTTTAAGATTTTTGGGCCGTTTTCACGGGTGTAAGCAACGAAGTCTTGGAATCGTTGTGATGAGCTTAATCCCGCCGCCCATTTAGCCCATGAAGCAGTTGCTTTTTCCATGCTTGCGGCCATGTCATTACCTAGTGGACCAAAAGCCACAATAAGGTTCATGACTGTTCTCATGACGTTACCTGCGATATTTCCAAACGTCACAAATGCTTGACCGGCGTTGTTGTTCATCCATTTAATAAAATTTTGAAGATCAGGAGCTTTAAAAGCATTATCCATGTTCTTTGATAACGTAACCGCTCCATTTGCGACACTCATAAACATAGGTCTTAAACTATTCAGAACCGTTTTAAACGTTGTGAGTGAGTTGGTGAATGATTTAAGAATAGGCTTTTGGGTTATGCTTGCGATCTCTTGCCAGTTATCTTTGAAATCTTCTAAAGTAGCAAGAGCTTTCTTCTCTTCTTTTCCAAGCGACTGTTGCAACACGTTTATCTGTTCCATTATTTTTGCTCGTTCTTTTGCATTAGTAGCATCATCTAGCTTGGCTTGAAGTTTGTCTAGGTCTTGGCCTGTCTTAATCACATTCCCAATGGATGTGACTGCCAATGCACCAAATGCTACTGCGCCAGTACCAGCAGTTGAAAAAGCACTGACAAGACCCATTAACCCACCTGTAGCAGATCCGATCATTGGCCCAAGTGATCCAAGCACACCAACAGCACCAGCTAAAGCAGGAGCGATGGCAGGTAATAACGCTAACAATCCACCACGTATAGCATTCCCAAATACCGTTGAAATTGAATTTGTGATTTTTGCTAACCGGTTCATGGCATTTTCAAAGTTGTCAAGCCTGCCCTCAATCTTCACCCAAATTTCTCTCGGTATTGTCGCTAAAGCTGCTCTTGCAACAGCTACTGACCTTATCAATGCTGCTGCACTTCCGTTTATTACTGTTTTGACTCTATTCGGTATACTTGCTAATGCCGTAAGCCCTGTGGCAACTCCCAAAAGAAGTGGCCCCTCATTTGCTGATAGAACTGTTGTTACTCTGGAAGTAATCGAAGAAAGAGCGGTACGAGCAACAGCAACCGTTGAAACTAGCGGGCTGGCATTAGCTGCAATGATTGAAGTTACTCTTTGAGATATAGAAGATAATGCCGTCCGAGCTACGATAACAGCACGTCCTAAAGGAGTAGGATTTCCGGCAATGACGGTCGTCACTCGTTGAGTGATTGACCTTAGCCCTGCTTTAGCACGAGCTATTGAACTAGTTAATGGATTGTTATCTCCCGTAAAATAAGTATTAATTCGTTGCGGAATCTCACGCAATTTCTGCCGAGCCATCCGAACTGCTCTTGTTAAAGGATCTGCATCTGCGTCTAGGTCAACCCGGTTGCGTTCATGCCTGCGCAAGAAACTATCCATCTGCTGCTCTGCCTCACGAACACGCCTTTGGAAGTCAGCGATTTCAGCATCTACTTCGACAGTGTGATGATCACGCATGCGCCGCATCATATCATTCACTTTGTCCATTTGCTTTTTGAACTTACGTGTTTGCGCCTCGACAACCGCCGTTAATTTTTCGATCAAACCCTCACCCCTCTTCTTTTGGTTTTCTAAGCATGTTCCTTAATCCAATGTTTAGATCGTTCAGCTTTTTAGCATCCACTTGATTTTTGAAACCATTGCCAGTGACATCCCGTTCAAGCTCTGCTCTAGCTTTTTGTGCATCAAACATTTGTGAAGGCTTAACTTTTTTGGCGTTATTCGCATACCGATGGAACATTGCGTTTATTGTCATTCGCTCTATTTCATCAATTTCACGCAGTTTAGCTGCCTTTAACTTGCGTTTATACTCGTTTGGAGTCCATGACATGATGAGATCGTTGTCATAGACACCCATCCAACGAGCTGCATCTTCTATGACTTGGAGGTAGTCAATCCCGTCAACTCTTTGCGGGCTTGTTTCAGCATTTCCAAGTATTCCTTGCCGGTCTCTTCTTCCTCGATCCGCTTCGCTGCCATTTCTGGTGTCTCGTTCGGAGCAACTTTCTTCGGTTTGTTCATCTTCTCGAGTAGCGTCCAGTTCTGACGGATCTTTCCTTTGAAAAAACCAGCGTTTTCAAGTGTTTGGAAAGCTTCTTTAACCAAGCGATCCACTGCGTCACCTTTTGTATCTTCTTCAATGATTTTCATAATTGCATCTTCGATTTGCTCTGGTGATGGTTTACTCCCTTTAAGATGAGAAAGAGCGCAATCCCAAAATGCAGATAACATAAAAGCATCTTCGTTTAGCAAACCCATGTAAATGTTAAGCGTACCGCCTGCTTTGTCTTCCTCTTTCGTTGTGTATTTTTCGTTTGCTGTACGGTCAAATGCAAAGTCACATCTTGCTGTATATTCTTTTGATCCAATTGTTAAAGTAGCCATTTATAAAAACCTCCGATTTGTTTTTTGTAATAGAAAAGAGCCTCCAGATAATAGAGGCCCTTCAAGTGTTATTCTCCTGTCTCAGCTGGTGCCGTCTGTGTAACGATTTCACTCATTGGAGACTCGCCAGCTTCGTTAACTGCTGTCACATTAATGGTCAGTTTCGTATCAGGGTTCAACCCTGTTGCGACATAACTTGTGCCAGTGACGTTTTTATCAAGACGCTTATCTGCGCCTCTGTATACGTTATATGAAGTCGCCCCTTCTACCGCACCCCACGTAACTGTAATGCTGTCAGACGTGGCAGTAAACGATAGATTTTGGGGCTGCTTAGGGTGTCTCAACTTTCTTATTAAGTTCGCCAAACTGCTTGAAGCTGTCAGCACCAGCAGTAGAACGAATTTGATCAATAAAAGCAGGATCTAACGCATTTAGCTCACCTTTTTGCGTTTTACCCAATACAGGTAACGTTGTTGAAACCTCAATGAAACCATCCTGCGGCGCACTTTTTTCAAGGTTTTCAATAATTGCATGACCATATTCTGAATCATGCTTTCCGTTTTTGTTTAGATTTAAATTTACTTTCCATACTTGGATAGCTTCTTCATTGTCAAAAGCCGCTTCAATGGCTTTTTGACCCGGATCATCATCCGCAGCGTAGAAAGATAATTCAACTGATTCACTTTTTGTGCCATATCCAACAATACGACCTGACTTTGTGCTTTCATCCAGCGTGTCCTGCTCTTTTGTGTGAGAGCCTTCCGTCTGGAAAGCAATAAATAAACCTTCATCGTCTGTTGCATCCATCGACTGAACAAAATAGATTTCGTCCTTACCATTCAACAAGTTCATTCATATCATCCTCTCAATTGTTTATCGTGTATCTCATTCGCAAGATACCGTGTTTTGTATATCCGTCTATGTCTGTGATGACCTGCATCCCTCGCAGCTCAGAACGGCATAAAGAAAAGCCCTCTATTTCTAGGGGCCTTTTGGTCAAAGCTTGCAACATGAGGTCTATGACCTGCTGTGCTTCTTTTTTTCCGTTGTAATCTGACCAGCAGTGTAAAACCACGTTTACAACCTCGCCAGCAGATGTTTTTGTCTCAAATAAGGACACATCGTCATCACCCATTGAGACATAAGGCTTTTTAGCATCTTTGGAAACCGCATCAAAAACGCCTGTGACACGTTCGTTTAACCGCTTATCCATAGATAGCCTTTCAAATATAGCAGCCTGTAACGGCCACAATGATGAGCGCATTTCAGCAGCTCCTTTCTATTGCATTTCCCTTGCGAAGTGCCTCATTCCCTCTTCTACAGCAGGATTAAAGAATGGTTGCGCCCTCATACCTCTTGTCATCACCCATCGGCCTAGCTTTTCATCATAATAGACCCACGGTGTTTGACGGCCGCCGCCTTCCTCTGCATAAATACCGGTTCCATACTCAACGTATATTGCGTAATCGGCACCAACGGTGATGATGGCTTTCAATCCTTCGTCTCGATATTCAACCTCGATCGAGTTTTTAAGGTTCCCACCATCAATCATGGCTGTTGGTGCGTTAATGACAGCATGACTGTAAATCAGTTCTGCTGTTTCTGTGACAATTTGTTTTGCTCGATCTATGACTTTGCGCTCGAATTTCTCAACCGTTTTCGCCATTTGCTTTGCCCATTTGCCGCTTACCTCAGCCATTGAGCACCTCTGAAACTTGGCATTTGAGACACATGATCTCATTTTCTCCGCCTTGATCAATAGGATCTGATTTCAAGATGAGTATTTTATTTTCGTATTTGATTCGCATAGTCTTTTTGATATCTTCCCTGTACTCGAAATAGACATTGTGATCAACTGGGTTTTGCAGCTGTTGAGCTTGATAAAACTCTCTTGATGTAACACTTGTCACTCGTGCGGGTATTGTAAGATAGTCCACATGCTTTTCAGTGTAGCCACCGCCACCGTCCGGCACTTTTTCGAGTTTTTGAAACGCGATTTCATGTGGGAATTCTTCAAATACATAACTCACCAATAAGCCCTCCTATACGGGTACAGGTACTTAGTGACCGTTTCAGGAAAATCAGTGTCATAAGAGTACGACACATCACCCATGCTTCTACTTGCCAAACCCGCTGGCTTTAAATTGTACTCAGCAGCTTTTGCAACAAAAAATTTTACACCAGCTGGCAGGTCATCTGCATCAAACTTGTTCTTACAAAAGTCAGATGCCCATTCAACAAAAATAGGAACAACCTCAGACAAGTAATCATCGTGCTTATCTGTGGTCATTCCTATCATTCTTTTAATCTGTTGGATGTCCATTGGATCACCCTTTCAATTTTTCAAGCAGTGTTTCACGCTTCATGTTGTAATAACCAGCAATTCCTTTATCTTTCGCTTTCTGCTTTAGCTGCTCAACAGTCATTTCTTCATAAGACAGGTCGTCTTGAGCATCTTTTTCAATCTTCGCACGCCTTTTCAATTCTTGTTCCAAGAGCCAAAAGGTTGTTGCTCCCATTTACTCGGTGCCTCCTTCTGCTTCTGTTTTAGTTGCGATTTCCGACATTGCAGATTCGCCGCTCTCATTAACAGAAGTGACATTGATTGTTAACTTAGTATCAGGCGTTAGACCGTCCGTGCTGTATTCAGGCTTGGTTACATTCTTATCAAAACGCTTGTCTGCTCCCCGATAAACATTGTATGAATCCGCCCCAGCTACGGCATCCCAATTGACAGTCACAGATTTACTTGTGCTTGTAAACCGTAGGTTTTGGGGCGCATTAGGGCGTAGGAATAGGCTCTTCCACTGGGAGTGAATCATCAACAATAATAGATTTTTGAAGGTATGTTCCAAAACCTACATCAGCTCTGTTATTAGGGATGTAATCAATCAAGTTTTGTTTCTGTAAATTTGTATGCGTTACTGAATGCATTGCAATTGAAGTGAATTTCCCTTTAGCATCCCCAAGTAATTGAGCTGCATCAAGAATCACTTCACCGCTTAATTTTGATTTAGCTGCTGCGTTTGGTCCTTCATTGGAAATAATCTTCACAATTCGGACTTTCTTTTTGTCATAAACACGTTCATAGTTTCTAGCGCTTGCTAATTCTTTCAGTGTAGGCATTTTCTCAGCAACATCCGCTTCGGTCCACTTGAAACCACGTGGATGCATAATGAACTTCTTACGATGGATCAGAATGTCTTCACCTTTAAGAGAATTTCGATCTGTTTCGGTCGGTACTTTAGGCATTCCTGGAGCATAACCAACGGCACCACCAGCAAATAGATAAGTTGTATACTTTTTCTCATCACCGCTCGAAATATCTAATACTAGATCACCATCATTATTAGTGATGTTGCTACTAAAGACACCATTCAGCATAAGGAAAATCATTCGCTGCATTTGTCTTTCCCAATAATTATTAACACGATCCCCGATTGCTCTCATTGGATCAGATCCGGCCAGTTCAGCAGCTAAATCTTCACTGCTTCATGCCTTTCCAAATTCAAGGACCCGTGCAACGTCTTTTCCTGATGTGATTTTTTCTGGAGTCAACGCAAAGTCTGACTGAATTGCCTCCGGATCTCCTTCTAGGTCGTTCCAGAAAGGCATATTTACTGTATCTCCGCCACTTGGGACATCTAAATTCGGTACTGGCTGAATAATTCCACTTCGATATACCGCTGTTTGTTCCACAGTGTTGTTCATTGTGTACTGGTTGAAAATTTGTGGGATGATAACATCCTGAACTCTAGTTACTGCCATTTAAATTCTCCTTTATAATCCATAGATTGCAGGATTCCCGCCTGCTTGGATGATTAATTTTTTAGCTTGTTCGGGATCACTTCTTAAAATGTTCCCTTGCTCAGTTAGGTTTAAATGGTCCTGACTGAATGGATTTTTCGCTGTTGGCAAATTAGCTACTGAATTACCTGTACCATGTGGCTGCCTACCCGCTAAACCCGGGGAACTGTCATTCTCAGTGTGGAACAGGTAGCTGTCACTCTCTTTTAGAGCGGTTAATTGCTCATCAAGACCAATGACCTTATCATCAGATAATTTAAGCCCATCAACGTTTAAATTAGCTTTTACAGCCTTGATGTTTTTCGCCTTTGCATCACGTAAAGCACTTTCAATAGCAAATTCAAAGGCTTGTTTCTCCAGCTTTTGCTGGTATTCCTCAGACACCTTTTTATTTTTTTCTTGCAGCTGCTCAATTTCTTTTTGTAGCTCTTCATTTCCTTTTGCTTGCTTTTGCAGTGTGCTTAACTGCTGATCCCGCTCGTCAAGCTGGCTTTTTAATTCCTTCTTTTCATTGTTAACAGCGTCAAACCGCTCTTTCGGGAACCATTGACCATTGCTAACAATATCAATCTTTTGGTCTCCAGCTTTTTCAATGACTTGAGCATACAGATCATCACCGAGTAATTCTTTTAAACTCATTTCAACCTCTCCTTTGATGTTTTTTTGCGTGTCCACCTCACGCACAGGATTTACGCTTAGTTTGGCTCCAAGCCTTTAGAATGAGCAAAAGAGCCTTTTTATGTCATGCTCAGGACAAAAGGAAAAACAATTTCATAATGACTACCTAATCCATTCTATTTTTTGTATTTCTCTGATAGGGAAACTGCAATTACAATCGTTGATGTAACCTTCTTCAGCTGAAAGAGCGTCTTTTTTCATGGCAACCAAAATTTGTTTACTCACATGCTCGCTTAAAACCACTTTCTCGTCACTTTTTAGATGTAATACTGCATGTTTGATATTTCCCATCATTATTTCCCCTTTTTAATTGTTTTGTACCACTCTTCATAGGTTTGGTATGGAATGACCTCACCCGCTCCCGAACCGCCTTTTCTCGCTCTTCTCGTGTCTGGCATTTTGCCATTCACTTTGAACGAGACAGTGCAGCGGCAGTTTATATCATCTTTGGCATTATTCATGTGACCAGGAGCGGGGCCGACACCGCCGTAAATAGAAACGAACAAACCATTTTTAGCAGTCTTCCCATCTAGCTTTCTATGCCCCGCCCTTGTTTTTAGGTCAAGGGTAGAATTCCATACCTTTTCTAAGTTTGCATGCTTAGAAGCCTTTTCAGCACTTTTCATTCTTGCTGATATCTGTACCCTATGAACTTCGGTTCTCGCTACGTCACGGGCTTTCTTTCGTGCAAATTCGGTCGCTATTTCAATCCGCTTGGCTATTTTGCTATAATCCTCACCAGCTTGAATACCTTGAGCAATGGAAATTTGAATCTGCCGGACATAATCATCACGGTGACGCTTATATAAAGCGGATAAAGTCAATTCAGCTATCGGGTTTAATATTGCCTGCTGAATCATCGCAGTTGTTGGCAACGTATAACCCATCTTCACCGCTGCTTCTATCTCGTAGAGATAAGCTGACCTCATATAGTTTTCAAGAAACTGTTTAGCTGCTAATGCTTCGACAATGATAAGAACCGTTTTGAATGCTTTGCTTGATTCCTCTGTCATGCGCTCCATTTCTTTTTTGAAGCGGTTGTATTTATTCAGATCCGCCATAGAAAGAGAACCATCTTTCCCATACTTAGCGAAAAGAGCGGCCATCTGCTGATTAATCTCTTTTAAACGCTTTGCAAAGACAGCATCAATTTTCTTGGCATCCTCTGTGATCATATCGTCTAGCAGTTTATCAATCTCGTTCTGGTTCATCTTCATCACCGCCCGTTTCAATCTCAGTTAACGGCGGCATGCTGTTTCTGTATTCGGCTTCCTCTGCCTCAATGCGTTTCATTTCCGCTTCTACATCATCAACCCACGGATGATTCGCAATTCGTGTTTCACGGCTTAAATCTGTGCTCTGATTCGCCATTTGAACCTGCTCAATCTCGTTTGTCATTCGAGAGCGGTTAAATGTCATTTGAAGCAATGTATGATCATATTCGCCTTGACCTGTCATCTTTAGATATTCAGTGAAGAACCAAAAAAAGGCGTGTAAAGCTGGCCGGAACTTCCGCTCTGCTTCATTCGCCTTTAGATCAAGCAATGAATATAGATTTTTAATTGCAACGTTGGTCGGTGAATTTCCCACTTTGTCAGGATTGTTGTTTACACCCTGTCCGAAGCGGTATATATTCTCTTCTAATCGGTCCAGATGTGAATTTGCGCTGTCCATCGGGATTTCAGCGCTCTTCATTTCTAAACCGCCATCCCCTGACACTTCCACAGCTTTATAATGACGTAGATTCGTTGTAAATTCGCTTAAATCTTGCCCTGCGAAGTTTTTCAAAACGTAGATCAAGTCTTGCATTTCATCAAACGTGTTAGCGTTATTTGAAATGTTGTTATTATATTGATCAATCAAGTCTTTATAGAAGATAAGGTCACTGACACCCTCTTCATTGTTCTTAAACTCGATCATTGGAACCTTACCCCAGCCATACCCCTTCCCTCGTTTGTCGTAGAAATGGCTTTCAGGGTTGTTTTTATAATCAAAGTCTTGAATCAAAGACCCGTTATGCTCTACATAGTAGAAAATCTGTTCATCTGTGTACAATTCCACTTTGCGGGTGATCTCATCATCAATGTTTTTAACATCGTAGTAACGGATAGCATAAAGCAGACTTCGTCTTTTGGTTGAATCGTAAACCGGTATGACTTCCTCTGCTGGAATGCGAAGATAATCAAAGTTACCTTCTTCATCAACAAACGGATGAAGCCACTCTTTACCCTTATTACTGGCGTTTTTAAGAAGCTCCTGCATACAATCATCAAAATCTTCATCTATAAAGTCGTTCACAACCGCTAGAAACCCATCATCTTCTGCGTTAAAGGTGATGGGTTTCCCTAAAAGGTATTGGACCTTCTGTTGTACCAGCAGCTTATGCCAGTTGTGAGAGATTCGATTGTTTGGTTTCTCCGTATCAACCTTTTTTATGCCGTGCTCATAGTAATAGCGTTTGCGTTTCTTAATGTCCGCTTGGTTAAGATAATAAGCGACACCTTCGAGCATCTGATCCCGCTCTACAGCATGCTTATCAATCATCTTTTGAAGGATGGTTGTATCAGGTAACTTGTCAGATGTTTCTGCGCTGTCCTCGATGATTTTAAGCAGCTCTTCTGTATGTGTTGGTGATGTTGGGTACATGGTCATTCCCCCTTTCTAATCAAGTAAGCACCCTTACGCCAGATTGTTTCATATCACGCTCAAATGCGTATCTAGTCGCATCAATAGAGTGATTTTCTTTATCCTCAAGACGTGGTTTCGGGTTGCCGTCTTTATCTGTTTGATAATCAATGTTCTCAAATTCACGGGCTAGATTTGGTGTTCTCAATGGATCAATGACTATTTCATCTAAATCACCAAGCCATTCCTCGCCATATTGAACCGAGTCAGGGCCTTTCTTTGCTCCTGAAACCCTTCTAATGCCGTGTTCCTTTTTAAGCTCGTCTATACTTTTTGGCTCAGCGCTATCGGCTGTAATCTCATTGCTTTCATAGCCTTTTGATTTAATCCACTTCGCCAGCTCTCTATTTGAAACCTTGTGATCATATAATTCATCCAGCGCATATATTTTGCTTCGCTTCTTATCATAATGCCATCTGACGAAAGCAAGCGGATCTGGACCATAACCAAAGTCAACGCCTTGTCGTATATTGTCGAAGGAGCGGACCATATCATCAGTTATGCTGCCTTTCTTGATTTGAAGGTTATCAAACGGAACAACGCCAGTTCCAATTGCTTCCCCAAGATATTCCCATCTATATTTCTTTTCATTTTTGTCTTTAGTTGTCTCAGCCTCATTGATAAACGCTTTTGATAGATGAGGGTTGTCTAGGTATGTTGAATGATGAATATATGTGTTCTCAGCTGGGAATGACGTTTCATACTTCTTGTTAACCCAATTTTGCTTACGCTTTGGCGGGTTATAAGTGTAATAGAACGTATAATCAAACTTCCCTGCCCGTTTACGTGGGTTGTCCGGCTTTATTTTGTGTGTTAGCTCTTCACGAAGAACAGAGTTCATGATGGTGCTTACTTCTTCATCAGACTTAAATTCTGCAAGCTCTTCTATCCACATGACACCGATTGGAAAATCAGCGTCTTTGATTGATTTGAGCTTTTCAGGATCATCAGCACCAGCAAAGTAAATCTTGTTCCCTCTTGGCTTGTATATGATCTCTAACCTAGAAGGAACAAACTTGAATAGATGAGAGACACCCAGCGTTACTGTTGCTTGCTTTATCTGTGCGAAAACTGATTTAACAAGCGTATTCTGTACTTTACGCAGCACGAGAGCGGAAACAGGGTATTCAATAATATCTGTTACCACACCATTACTCACGCTGAATGATTTACCAGAAGCACGTCCGCCCTTTAGAACGTAATGAAGATGCTCTTTTGCTCTTCTGCATCTCCAAAACTCACGGAATGCCGGCGCCAGCACTTCCGATACTTTAATCATCGTCATCACCTATATCATCAACAATGTAAACTGGTGCAACGTCACCTAATTCCATTTTCTCGACTTCGGCTTTTGTTTTATCAATGTTCAAGCGCATCTGCTCCAGTTTAAGCCGTCTTTCGTCTGTCTCATGGGCTATGTTATCAAACTGCTTTATCAAGCCCCTAAGCTCAGACATTGCCCTAGATTGAGCATTTAAAAAAGTAGCATGACGATCCCAAGCAAACTGAAATTCGTATTCTTCTTCTTCAATATCAGCTGAATCTGAAACAACTGACTTTTTCTTTTTCAACTCTTTGATCATTTCATCCTTACTCTCGACGAACATTATTTTCTGTGCCCGCACAATTGCTGTGAACTGAATTTGTATTTGTTCCCACAGCAAGTCCACTGGTGAAAACGCCTGAATGTCCTGCATGATCTCAAACGCTTCTGCTGGCATGTGCTTTGAGTAAAAGCCATGCGTCTTTGCGTTTTGGTTTCTTGCTGGAGCACCGCCGCTATTTCCTACAGCGTTTTTGTTCCCAGGTTGCCCACCTTTTTTTGTGTGCACACTTTTTTCTTTGGGTGCACCCTTTTTCCTTTCCCAACCATGCCGCTTTTTCCATGATTTTATGGTGTTTATCGACACCCCGTATTTCTCGGCAAGGTCCTTGTATTTCATGCCTTTGACGTAATCTTTCTCCGCCTGAATGTGCTTGGATTCCATCTACATTCACCTGCCGCCTCCTTCTGATTCGTGTTGTTTTGGGATTTTTATTTCCTCTAAACTGCCGCCGCACTCTACCTTTAAGCCGATACTTTTTGTAGAGATTCTTCACCGGAAGCAGTTTACAGGGAACAAAAAAACCCTCTGGATAGAGGGTCAGGCTGTCGAGAAAATCTCGACAGCTTTTTTAAAGGTTTAAGCATACCGTATATTGAGTGAACTCCAAGGCAAAAACACTACATACTGCTTCTTGACCCAGTTCAAAAGACAAAAATGAGGGTTTTGTAGACACTTGTCTTAAAAACCCTCACTTTCTCTTCACGCTGACCCTCTGGATAGAGGGTTAATAGGTGTTATTCAGTTGGTTCTCTTCTTAAAGAATCCCAATCTGTAATAAGTTTTTGATCAATTATGTCAGCTGCTAAGAGAGTAACTATTTCAAAAGATTTTACTTTCTCAATATGTTGTAATCCTGTCTCATAAAGCCAATTATAGATGTTTACTTCTTGTAGATTACAAGGAGCGTTTACAAGCGCTGTTCCAGAGACTCTTAATTCCAATAATGGAACTCCATCTCTTTTAAAATAAATGCCTTCATAATCCCCTAAACGAGGGCTTTTTTCATACTGAATTTCTTTATTCTGATTATCCATTTTTTCACCTCCCGCATTTATATCGGCAGAAAGTAATTATATGGAACTATTTGCAAAATTTGTCGAACGAAACTCAATTTAGTTTTATTGGCATTTCAGGAGTATCAAACTTTTTATAGAATTTCTCTAACTTATTTTGATCTAAAGCATTTACTCTATCACTTTTAAAATCAGGAGAATCTGCATTTACTTTGTTAACTATAATATGATCACTCTTAATTGATATAGCATACTCAATCAATTTTTCAATATAAAATGTTGCTATGCCATTCTTTCTTAAAGAACCGTCGTGTACATGTATTAGTTGTAGCATTAATGGTCTGTTTTTTTGAGCATCACAAGTCTTAATAAGACGTTCAGCAGAAGAAAATTTTTCATGAAAATCCATACTGAATAAAGGCTTATCCTCTCTTACGTTATATAGACAAAATTTACAAGACATACCATTAATGTGATAACCCTTACTTATACTTTCTTTCATTCCTACATCTGAGAATCTAAATTCAATATCTTCATTATGACTTAATAAAGCTTCTGGAAGGCCCCAGTTACGAATGATAGCCTCACTTATATTTTGAGATTCTAGTTTCATTTGTAATTCACATCCAATTCTTATTTTGTAACTCAAGATTATCATAGTTTTATTTAAAATAAGAATTGGAGACGCGGGAAAATTATGCCTCCCCGTCCTGCCTTCCATTTTACACTACGGATTTTTTGTCTTTCAACAAGTGCACAAAGTGGCAATATTGGCATAATTGGTCGATGATATTATCTTTCATCTGCCGTACCTTTTCACGAGACAGCCCCAAGTGAAGTCCAATGGCTCGATAACTCATACCTTCCATCATGCAGTCATAGACCACTCTGTTTTTCTCTCCTTCGATTTTGCTTGCTGCTGCCTCTATCGCATATACACGTTCTTCAAACTTACGAAGTCTCTTAAACAATCTTTCTTCCCTCATATCCATGTCACGTAATTCAGCTTGGCTCTTTCCTTTGCTCCCTTTCGGTAAGGTTGCCTCGATGCCGTATTGAGCAACGCCCCAGCTGCGCATAGGAATGTCAGTGCCATATAAAACACGCTGGAGCCGCTGAACCTCTTTTGCCATCCAGTGATAATTGTGAATGAGTCCTTCAATCTCTTTTTTATTCATGGTTTAAGCTCCCTTCGATCGAATTAAATCTAGTTGAATAGCAATCTTTTTCTTTGCTCGTTCTATGTTTTTTTGCACGGTGCCTTTGCTAACTCCCGTGAGACTTGCAATTTTGCCTAGTGAATTGCCGTCAGCAACATGTGAGAGATACATTTCCTTTTGCTTTTGTGTAATGGTAGATAAGGCGTACTCGATCAGCCTTTTATCTTCATCGCTCACTGTGCGTGGTGACTCTTTCACGATGTTGTAATCATTCGCTAAAGCCTCAAGCACTTCTGGTGAAGCAAACACAGTACGTTGATAAACGGATCTGCGGTCAATCGCTCGTTTTGCTTCTGGTTGCCTGCCAGTGGATAACCATTTCACCACGTACTCAAGGTCATTTATCATGGCACTGAAAATCTTGCGGCTTGGATCTGTTTCGTCCAGCTGCTCATATCTTCTTTTTGTATCTTTTAACGCTCGTTTATACTCAAGAATCAACTCGTTCATTGTTTCCTCCTATTTACGCTTGTACGCCCCGCCTTTGGCTCTTTTTAACCGCTGCATGTTTTGCCCCATGAGCTCTTTTATCTCTCTTTCTGTAAGCTTCTGCGGCTGTTTTTTCGGCTTCTCTTTTTTCATGGTGCCGCTCCTTTCCGACAAATAAAAAACGGACACCAACCAGCACCTTAAAAGGTGTTGATCAGTGTCCGCAGGCTCTCCGTCTTGGACTAACTAGGTTCTTTATTGTTCTCCATTAAATTTCTATGTGCTTTTTTGTTTGACATCTTTATAGTAGTGCATTACAATAACAACTAAGTCATACATCGAACTTAATTACGTCCGTTGTGTGATAAAACCTGAAATTCCAAGGAGGAATCTGCACATGAAGAAATATAGTCTTTCTGAAATTATGACAACTAGCGAACTTGCCCAGAAATTAGGTTACAATCAATCCTATGTCCTACGGTTAGTTAAAACAAAATTAACCGAAGGTGTAGATTATCGTTCTGCTGGAAGACGAAATTTTTTGTTTACAAAAGACGCTCTGTCCAAGCTACAAGAACATCTCAATCAAACGACATGAATAAAGAGAGAAATTTCTCTCTTTATTTCATTTCCTCACCTCAAAAGCTGGTGTATAAATGTAGCCCTTAACGCCTGTCCAATTGCTGTTCTTGTATATCGTCATCTTGATACGGTGCGTGCCAGCAGTGTGATTTACTGTGTAAAATTCCTTTGCTGGCGTGGCGTTTTTAAACGATCCAACAAGACTAAAACGCTGATCCTTCCAAGTACCGCTCACCTTTTTTTGAAGAGTGAAGCGGTAGTATACTGTTTCATTGCCTGTTTTGCGTGCTGTCACATCAATGCTTTTAGCACGTGGTGTGTATGAATTGGCATCCGTTGATACGCTGACAGTATGCCCTCCGATTGTTTTATATCCGCTCGTTACTGCCGCAGCAGACGGCGCATAAAGCACCGCCGCAATAATAATAGTTAGTGTGATTAGTAGTTTTTTCATTTGTCATTGTCCTCCTCTTACCTAAATTCCAAAGGTTCATTTTGTTGATGCGCTAGTTCCATACCCTCTGCAAGATAGAGAGCGTTGATTTTATCTCTATCATCGTCTGGCCAATTGCGGACAAGTTCTTTCAATCTAGCAGCAACGGTTTTACAAACGTCTGATGGTATGTCATCTTCACAATCTGAATGATCCAGCAATGGAATGATGTCATCATCATAGTTCTCAAATGGTATATCCCCACCAAAGCCCTGCATAGCATCTAAATTCATACCGATACATGCTGCTAATTTTCTACGGAAGTTATTGAAGCTACCGTATGACCAACGTGCCTCACAATGCGTAAAATCTAATCCCATGATTCATTCCCCTTTCAATCCTCAGCTTTTATGAATTCCAGTAAAACGGACATTGGTTCAATATCATACTCATCATGTTCGGACGATACTTTGTTCCAAACGTGCATTGTAGCTTCCTTGTCTCGACCGTTAATTTTTGTGTTTATTTTTAATGGTTCTGACCCGTCTAAATCCTCTTTAGATGCTAGATTCTTAGAATGATCCTTTATGTGTTGGTCAAAGCATTTTTGGGCATTCTCGATGTATAAGAAGAAGTTTTCTTCAACTGGCAAGCCTCTATCGAAAAGTTGAACACGAATGATATCATGTGATTTCTTCATATCAAGCTACCGTCTACAGCCAGCATCATTTCTCCGTCGCTGGTTAAATCCTCAAGGACTTCTTTAAATGGTATTAATTCTTTATCTTCTCCGGTGCAGCGACTATACTTTGTTGCTGCATATAGTCCTGTTACTTCTTTGATGTTCTCTGCAAGTTCTCCCTCTTCATCATCGGCGACAACATCAGTATAGATTGTCATAGCATTCTCTTTGGTTTTCGCTTTGATCAGTGCGTAATACGGCTCGTTTACCTCATAAAACTTCATTTCCTCGTCTTTACTTTTAACCTGTTCTTCTAGCAACTGAATGGCCGCTTCGAGATATGTCGCAAAATCAAGCGCCTCTTCTTGAGCGTGTTTCATCCAGCCTTTCAGATCATAGGAGGAGGTTTTGACATAAGCCCCGTACTTTTGCAGACCCTTTTCCTGCTGCTTATGCAATTTCTCTATGACTGAATAGATAATAGGGTTATTTTCGTTCATCAATACCCCTCCTGCTGCCGCTTATGATTGACGGCGTTCTTGTCCATGTATGCTTTTTCAATTTGATCCAACGTGAAGCCGAAGCCAACGACTCCAATTACCAAGAACAATCCCCAAGCTGCACGGAAATGTTCTTTTTTCTTTTCTTCATCCTTGAACATTCGAGAATTCAATAAACTCCATTGCATTTCCAAGTACAGTCCTGAAAGTCCACCTTCAAAACCAAATTCTTCAAATCCAAAGAATATTTCGTCTGATACATGCAGTTCTTCTTGCCAACCCTTCTTAATCGCAATTGATAAGAAGAAGTGAATGCAGTCCGCATATTCTTCTAGAAACGGATCAAACTCACGATAAGCTGTCACGCTCCCAGCTTTGCAAATAGGGCACTCATCATAATCAGGCTCACTCAAATTTTCAAAGTCTTCTCTGTTCGAATATTCACCGCAATCTTCACTTTCACAATGAAAGTGTGTAGCATTTTCTGTTGTTGCACCTGCAGTGGTGATTGCTTTTCTTTTCGGTTCTTGCTGATCACTCCAATGCTTGAACAAGCGCCCTTCATTTGCAAACTCGCCTATTTCGGTGATAAGTGCTACATATGTGTTAGGCAGCAGGTCTCGACCTTCCAGCCCTTTTTCTTTAATTATTCGACTGTCTAACTCCGCTTGCATTTCAAACATTTTTTCAAGGTTCATTATTTTTTCCTCCTAAGCCGCTAGTTTGCTTTGCTATAATATTTGTTCATGTGTACAGGTACGCATAGTTCAGGTAAATTCGCCCTGACCAGCTGCTCTGCGAATTGCGGAGGAACACTATTCCCCACCCTGCGTATTTGGTCTGATTTATTACCAATGTTGAATGTATATCCAGGCGGGAACCCCTGCCCTGCAAATAGTTCGTTTGGTTGCAACATACGTAATCCGATGTCTGCGATTCTCTGACCATTTGTGCAAACAGTTGTTAATGCAAAACGGTCTTTGGTTGTAATCGTATGCAATGGCTCGTCTAGTCGCTGTCCTACTCCTTGACCGTAATACTTCGTCAGAAAGGCAACGGTTACTAATCCGAATCTATTCCCGCCAGCTGTGATTGTGTGTAATGGACGATCAAGCGAAAGGCCTCTTACCTCTTTATCTGATTGCTCAGTATAATAGCTGATCAAGAATGCCGCTTTACTCTTATCCGGCACCATTACAGGACTTGGATTGTTTACGATGAATTTATCAATACCTCTTTTGATTCGTTTTATTGTATTTTCGACTAACGGACGCTTTCTGTTGAATATACTAGGGACCCCTATGGACCAATCTATAATCTCGTAAGACGTTCGCCACGGTTTTAGCTTTCCCGTTTTAACAAGAAGACTTTTAGGATCCGCATGTGTTGGCTTTGGCCACACGATTTCTTTACCATCACATCGAGCCACCATAAAAAATCTTTTTCGTATGGTTGGCGCTCCAAAGTCACAAGCTGCTAATTCCCTAAATTGCACTTCATATCCAAGTGATTCAAGCGTTTTAACGAAGGACCGGAATGTCCGCCCCTTTTGCTCTTTAATCAGTTTTCCTTCTTCAGAAACAGGCCCCCAGTCTTTAAATTCCTCAACGTTCTCAAGCATAATGACTCTTGGCTTTACAGCAATAGCCCATCTGACAGCAATCCATGCAAGTCCTCTGATGCTCTGTTTTACAGGCTTGCCGCCTTTTGCCTTGGAATGGTGTGTACAATCAGGGGAAAACCATGCTAAACCGACTTTCCTTCCCTTAACTGCTTGTTTTGGATCGACATCCCACACAGATTCACAATAATGTTCCGTTTCAGGATGATTCGTTTTATGCATTGCTATGGCAGCCGGATCGTGATTGATAGCTATATCTACTGATAAGCCTGTCGCAAGCTCAATGCCTGTGCTTGCTCCCCCGCCACCTGCAAAGTTGTCTACAATGATTTCACGGAATAGATTGAGCTGGTTCATTGCATCAACCCAGCGATCACGATAATTGCCATGAACCCAAGCACCGTGAGTATTACAGGCCCGCTTGATTCCCTTTTCGCCATGACGACATTGCCCTCTATGATCAAGTCTGGGCAATAATCAGCAAGCACTGGTACGAAAAACTTCGGTACGCCTAGATGAGTAGCTGCATCATCAATCGTCATCGCTTGATTTTTGCAGGCTTTGACGGCTTGTGACAGTTCAACGTGTTTTGGTAGACTCATAGCTCATCCTCCTCATCATTACAAAAACATTCACTTTCACGTTCCCCGTTTGACGGCCTGTAAAAGCTCGATATGTTTACTTTTTCACCGTCCAATCGCTTCATAAAAGCAAATTCATATTGCTTCTCGATGTTTTTCATGGCTGCTAATCCGCCTCTGTAAAACTCATCTTTAGTTCTTTCGAAATGTCGCTGCTCCCAATCCAATTCGTTTAAGAAAAGCTTTGAGAATCCGTCGATCTGCTGATTCTTTTTATCTATTTCTCTTTTCAAACGTTCGACCTCGTCTAAAAGGTCATCAACGCTTATTTGATCTTTTGATAACATTGCAATTCCTCCGATTATTTGATCTTGAATCCTATTTCATGGTCCACTCTCGCAAAGTGACCTTTAGCAGTTTGAATGATTGTTTTTCCGTGTTCAGGAGCATCAGTAATGTGAGCGGTTCCTTCGCTTCCGTCTATTACGATGATGCGGACCTTCCCAGGTTCTAAATTCTGATGAATGGTTGTTTCAAAATCTTTTATTTCTGTTGGTTGGTTCATCCGCTCCGCCCCCATGTGTTATAATTAAAGTGTCAGATTTAATTAGCACTGGAGCAGCGGCTTCGGTGTTTTTTTATGCCCATTTATCCATTTGGTATGATGGTGACGGTTTTAGTTCTTCTCTATACACAATCGGGTGCTTTGCTAGATACGCCTCAAGCTCTTCCTTTGTCATCTTCCACTCGATGACCGGACCCGCAGCATATGGATTGTTAGGCTTTCCGCTCATGCTTTCCACCTCCGATTCTCGGTATTTCTGCTCCGCCCATCCTTTTGCAATCTGCTCCAAAGCGGCTTGAACAACGTTTAAACTGCTTGCAACGTGTCATACAGGCCATAAGCTTATCTTCCTTTTGAACCCACAACGGACGATCGTCTGCTATTACCACGTTTAACAGTTGGTTTCCCCGCCTTTCGTTTAGGCTTCTTTTTTTCGAGTTTTTTGAGCTTGTCCATTTCTATAAAACCGTATGTTTTGTCATGAGCAAGGACTTTAAGTGGCGTTTCATAAAGCTTTTCATATAACTTGCGCTTAATTTTGAACACTGCTGTTTCAACGCCTTTAATATCAATGATCTCAACACTGCCATCTAAGTTATGAACTTCAAAATCTGCTTCATACTGAATCTTTCGAAAAGTCTCACCGTTTTTCTCGAAAGAATCTTGCAGCAGGAAGCGTGGCTGCAATGAGAAATCTTTTATTTGCTTGGCTTGCTTGAGCCATTTAAGGTGCTCATAGTATTTGGCTTCGGCTTTGCTATCAAACGTGATGCCGTCTACTACCGTTTTGCGTGCGCCGTATTTATTGGACATTGTTCTCTTCCTCATTCAAGGATAGTTTTTGTTGAGCAGCCCTTTCATTTTCCTCTTGAAGCTTTTTCTCACAAATTGGACCAATACCCCTCATAATGCTTCTATGGCTTTTCAGTACCCTGTTACAGCGTGGACACGTTTTTCTTTCGTTTACTGTCATGAATTTTCGTCCTCTCCATCCTCGCTTTCCGTTGCTGGAAGTGCTTTTTCAGTTCGGCAACGAGCTTTGATTTTTCTGTTTCGTTTAGGTTGGTTCGTTTCAGTAGTTCAGTGATGCTAGGATTCATTGCTATTGTTTTGTGTTACCTCCCGTCATCCCGCAGCCATTGCAGGAGCTTCCTTTCTCTTGATGATGCTGTTAAAGCGATAGTGATTAGTGCGGCCATCGTTTTCATGCTGTCTTTCCTTCTAGTGCTCTTGCTTTCACTAACATTTGATCTAGCATTTCGATGACTGGCTTTAGGCTTTGCTTACGCCCTGTTTGGTTACAATCAGGACAAGGGAAGAAGCCCGCCATGAAAGTATTTTCGTTTATGACAACTTTCTCGCCATTACATGTTTCACACATTTAAAACGCTCCTTCTAACCGATGATTTAGTTTTATATTTTTCTCAATCGTTACAGCAAAGTTCTTACACATTGAGTAAAGTCGTGTGCCGAATGCTTCATCCATTTGTATGAAGTCCTCAAATGTTAATTCAGATGAAAGCATGATCGGTTTTTGATGTTGATAACGATAGTTAATGATTTCTTGCATTTGCAAAAACGGCCATGTCTTCAGCTCGTCATTTTCATTTGTTCTTGATTTGAATAGATCATCAATAAAAAGCACGTCTATGTTTTTTAAAAGGTCCATCTTCTCTGGTAATTTATCAAAATCTTTTCTGAGATCCGTCATGCCTTCAAGGTAAGGAAAATACAGCACGGGAATTTTATATGTTTCAATAAATCCGTTGGCAACAGCTGATAGTAGATGTGTTTTACCGACTCCTGACTGACCTAATAAAGCAATGCTGTTTTCATCAGTGTTCTTTATATCTTGAAATGCTTTAGCGTACTCAAAGGCGCATTCCCGCATTTCCTGAATCACTTGAGGCTTTCCAGCTGTTTTAAAACTACTGAAAGTCATTTTCTTAAACCGTTCAGATATATTGCTGGCACTCATAAGTTGCATTTGTGTTTTCTGCGCCGCTCTTTCAGCAACACAAGGACACTGGCGGGAAAAGGTTGTCTTCCACTCTTTCGCATCTTGAGGGCTACACACTTTACCAGCAAGAAAGTCATCTTCACGAACCATTTCATGAGCTGCTAGATCAAAGCGTTTCCCTTCTTTTTTCATGCGCTCTTCCGTACTTTTGTGAATCCGATACACGATGATTCCTTTGTCTTTGCACTCATCGCATTCATACGTTTCTTCTGAGACGACCGGTGCCGAAGATTGGCGTGACTTTAGATTTGCTTTCATTCTTTGAAACACTTCGTCCAGCGTTGCCTTTGGCATCTTGCTTGCCTCCTTTGTTGATAGGGTTGTACAACACCGCAGACACCCAACCTATTGATTTTTTGTTCTTCTCAACAGCTTCTTTCATGACTTCAATCACTTTTTCTTCTCCGTGGTCATCAATGAATTGACCAATTTTTTGGGCATTAATCGGGCTTAATGTGCCACCAAAGTGGCTTTCAAAAAAAACGAATGGGTTCATAGGTTGCTCGTCCTCCTGTCGTGTTGGTTTTTCTTGTTTTGGCTTTTCAGGTTTTTCATCAGGTACAGGGGCAATGCTTGCTTTAGTCTCAAGACTTACGATGCGATAACTGCCCGCTGATTTGCCTCTAGGCTTGTATTCGATACGGCCATGTTCTATCAATAGTTTCCTGTGATCTATCATGGTCTTTTCGGCGACTCCTAACCTCGAATAAAGACGACTATTGGACACCGTGAACCACTCTTTCCAGTTGCAATTGTTGTTTATATCCATCAAGTGAAACCACAATGCTTGAGTGGTAGGTTTTAGTTCTGTCGTTTCGAGAAACCTCATGAAGCCGTTTATTTCTTTCAGGTAATTCACTTACTCACGCCCTTTCGCATAGAGCTGTCATTCCGTCGATGCGGACAAGCTGTAAATTTGGTTCAGTTCTTTTGATGTAACCCTCGACATAGTTTCGGAACAACTCAGACCTATTAGGTGCCCCTTCTGTCATCCATACATAACAGAAGGGAATAGGCACTCTAATTGAATGGGAGATCGTCATCTTTTATATCAACCGCTTCGCCGTCAAAAGGATCGGCATCTTTTGCGCTCGGCTTTTCATCAGCATCAATGATTTCCGTTTCCGGCATTTCATCAGTAATGTCGATGCGCTCACGCTGTTCATTTTCGTCTTCTGTTAGGGCTGACTGCATTTCAACCGACAAGATGCCCCATTTGCTCAAGATTGCTTTTAATACAGTTTTCAGTGCCATAGCATCCCAATCTTTACCCCATCCGAAATCAGACTTACTAAACTTGCTTTTATGCTTTTCAACGTCCGCTTTTGTCCAATAACTTGTTTTTCTAAAACCGTTTAGCAGCTCAAAATATGCGGCATACCCTATGACCGAATCTGACTGTCTTTTCTCAAAATCAATATCAAGTTCTTCTGTCAAAGGATTCCATTTTTGGAGCTCACCCTCTCGAATAGGTATACAGTTGATAAATTTATATTGTCCTGTTCTTAAAGCAAGCTGGATATAACCTTTATAGCCTAGTTGAAATTGAGCTTTGCCCTTGTAAGGAACAATCCAGGCATAACCCAAGTTCTTGTCTACAGGTAAATCAAGCGTTGCTGCTACCATTGCAGATGATATGACGCTCATCGGTTCCGCTTTTTGGAGCGTTTTCTCGTTGTTATATAGTCCTAATATTGACGCTGTGAATTGTGGTGCTCGCTTTCCTAAAACCTCTTCAAACCGGTTCATGACAGTTGGTGAAGAAAGCAAAGCTTTTATCGTAGTTCCTTGTGTCGCAGGGGCAGCCCCGTTATTTTGCCGTTGCTGAATGTTGTTTTTTAATGATTGATTAGTAGCCATCATCCGACCTCCTTGATTGTGAAACGCCTTGATTTCGTTTCTTTTATGACTTTTTGGTAAATATCGGGGAAGTGCTCTTTCAGTTTGTTTGTGTCTACTCTGTTAGAAACAACAGGCTTCCAAGTTGCTTGATACTTCCCAACAAACCCCGTTTCAGCATCTTTCAATTCCTGCTTGATCTGATTCTCAAGCTCTTTCGCTTGCTCTTGAAGTGCGGCAATCTCTGCTTTAAGTCTTAGATAGTGTTGGATGCGCTCTTTATTTGCGCTTGTGAGATCAATAATTTTGGTACTATCTGATTCAGCGTATTTCTTCTTCAAGAACTCTTCGGCTGCGCTTGATCCGTCTAATGCTGGAGCAACACCGCCTAACACATGGTCATTCCAAAAATTCACGACAGATGAGAAGATCATGTTAATTAGTTCTTCATCACGCTCAACTTCTTTCCACACAAACCGATTACCGCCAATCAGTACGGCGAAGTAACCTTTTTTGTATTCGGGGCCTAAAATCCCTAGATAGTATTGAACCTGAACAATGTAACTGGCGGGAATCTCTTCATCTATCCATTCCTTTGCGTTATATGCAGATGTGGTCTTACATTCGAGAATGGCTTTTTCACCAACGATCATCCGATCAATATTTGCTAGAATCATAGAGTGTTCAGGATGCTGTAAAATGGCGTTTTTCTTGCGAACCTTTTTGCCACTCCTAATCTCAAATTCTTTCGCCACAATGTCTTCAAGAATGGTTCCAAAATAAGCTGCGTCGCTTTGCTCATCATCCAGCAAGACTTGCCCTGTCTTTTCAAGCCATAATTCAAACGGCGTTTTCCATTTACTCAAGCCAAGCACGACAGCAGCATCAGACCCACCTATGCCCTTTTGACGAGAGAGAAGCCATTCCTCGCGTGACATTTCAGCTGTAGATGAAAGGACCTTCGCTTGCATTAGACACCAACTCTTCCACGAAAACTATCCAGCTGTAAGTAACGATGAAATTGTCTTTTCGTATAGAACATAAAGTAAGGTTTTCGCTCTTTCACATAAATTCGACCTTTAACTTCAAACAATCGCCATTGATCAAAAGGATCGGTGCTGAATCTAATAACCTTGTAAGGCTTATTCATTTAAAACACCAACCTTTTGGCGATATGCTGCCTGTCCTAACTGGATGTATTTCTGTTTTGCTTGAGCATTTGGGAAGCAGAAGACCGGTAAACCTTTTTTGTAATCGATCCAACCGCCTGCCTGCTCCAAACGCTCCTGCGCTTCACGGCGGTGATCAAAGCTGATTTGATATTTTGACATCTTGTATACCTCCATTGAAATTTTTAAAAAGATTTGGTATACTGTCTGTACCTAATCAGAAGCAGTACACCTTAAAACTCGCTATGCCAAGCGGGTTTTTTTATTTGTCATCCTCTTCTTCCTCTTCATAACCGTCTCTTTCTTGCTCGTCTTTCCAATGACTCTTCGGATATCCAAAGCTATTAATCTGCGTCACCATCGGATGCTCAATATTCAATGGTTTCAATCCTTTCAGTACGTGTAACAAGCTCAAGCCGTACACCACTTTTTTTCTGTAACTTCGATGCGACTTCAATTAATTTTCCTAAATTATTCATCCGCACAAGATCCTCGCTGATATTTCTAATGCTTCCAGCTAGACTTGCAAGTTCGTCATAGTCACCATCTTTTAGTGCTTGGTGAGCAAGAAGCATAAGCTCTTCTGCGCTTTGAATCTTTACCTTTGCCACAGGAACATCTTCTTTAATGAATTGTTTTTCAATCATGCTAGTACGGCCTCCCTATCCTGCCTTTTGTGCATTGCTACCTCTGCGACAATGGCCTTTTTAGACCATTTCTCAGTTAGGTCTGTTATTTTTAAGCCAAACTCACGAGCCATTGAGTACATGAGTGTTTTATTTGCCTGTGTTAGATCATAAATCTGTTTTATCGCCTGCATTGGAAGCTCGCCATGCTTGCCCGGACGGGTATTGTTTAACCACTCTGCAAGCTCACCGATAGCCTTTTGTGCGTCTTTCATTTCCTGCACCAAGTTGATCAGGGCCTTATGAGCGCAATCATTCAGGGCGGGATTAATTGGTGCGGCTGTCATTGGGTGAAGCTTGAAAATGTAGTGTACGAGATCAATATGTTCGTATGCTCCGCAAACCTCAAACCATCGAATGCATATTTCAGGAGTAAGTGTCGCAATTCCATTTTCAATGTTAGAAACATACTTCTGATCCCTCCCGCCAAGTAGCTGACCCATCGAGTATTGTGAAAGACCTATTTCCTTTCGTTTCATATGCATCCACTTACTTAAATTGGCAACATTATAAGGGCTGTTCGCCATTTGTTCTCATCCTTTTCTATTCAGTTTTTGTTGTTAAAATATTAATGAAGGGATACAGCAGGATCTAGGAAACCCTGCGTGGAACCCAGTTAACGATGTAATTCACGGCAGCTTGCATGTCTTTTCGTTTAACATCTTTGTAACTTGACACACCGAACCGGTCTTTAATCTCTCGATACAACTCTTTGAAAAGTCGGTTTCTTTCGTTTTTGTCATCTGTGAAACTATAAATTCTAGTAGCAACGGCTTTTTGAACCCGTCTTTGTTCACCGTGATCAAGTGTGATCTGCTCATCCACTTTGGTGTCCAATTCAAGGATTTTCTTTTCATGAGTGCTTAATTTCTTAGACATTTCGTCTTGTCTCTGTGATGTTTCTAATAAGAGTTTAAGAGACTCAATTCTCTGCTCTCTTTCAGTTAAAGGTTTCGGAACACCAAAGTGACCATTCTTTCTGATTGAAGGGATGACTTCAATTGCTAACCAGTCTTGAAATTGTTCTGCAACTTCGTTAGATGCTTTAAATGCCAGCTTGTACACAAGTGGTTCAGGAATGAAATCACCTTTCCCCACTTCTGGGGAATTTTTCGGAAGGTATTCATTCACTCGCTCCCATCGAATGTACTGTTTGTTATTTTTCTCTTGGACAAACCCTAAAGATTTAGCAACTTGCTCAGCATCAAAAATGATTACATCATTCTCAATTGTTGCTGATACTTCAAACATTTCATTTTTGAATAACTGTGGGTTGTTCATGCTGTTCCCTCCTTAATGAATGAGGAATTTTGTTCAATCCATCGAAACACTAGGTCTCTTGGATAACGACCGCTAATTTCATTGAACTTCGGGAAATCGGGCCTTGATGTGATTTTCCATACAGGGCTTCTTGACGCTGAGAAGATTTCTTGTAAATGCTGGTTTGTCAGTAATGGCGGGTACGAGTTTTTATTCATTCCGTCTTCAACGCCTTTTTCATAAGCTGCCTGAAACAGCTTTTGCATTTGATCCTGAAACACGTTTGCTGTCATTTCATCAAAAGTGATAACTGTCTGTGGCATGTCATAACCTCCTATTGGATTTTTCTACCTTTCAGCCGATATTATTTCTGAAAGGTGGTGAGAATTAATGGGCATACCTACACATGAAAACAAATTTGTTAAATCCTGTTTAAGATGCAAAAGAGAAATAAATGATTTGCAAGAAGACCATGTATACTGTACAAAATGTGCGTCTCCATTAAGAAATGAATGCACAGCTACTGATCATTTCACAGATGGGGAAGGAGTATCTTTCCACTCTGGTGATGACATTTATATCTTGGAACCAGACAACGCATTTTGTCCTAAATGTGGTTCAGAATCTCTATTCAACCAACGAGGTCTAATCGATGTTGAATATCCAAGAGCAGAAGTAGTAAGACAGCAAATCATCACATCAGATGAAGATTTGCCATTCTAAGAATGCAAAGGTAGTTTTGATCCGCATCGAGTGCAAAAGTTAGCATCTAAAATATGCTTATCTTTCTTGCACTTGGTGCATTGAATTAACTTCGAATCAACCTGAAACGTTTTTTTGTTCTCCATGCTCATGCTCCTTTCAAATTGAATTATGCTGTATTAGTTTGAGAATCTTGGACTCTGAGATTTAAAAAAAGATTGTTTATATCACATCCAAGTACCTCAGACAATTTGAATGCTAATGGTAATGTTGGATTTGATACACCATTCTCCCAATTACTAATAGTTGTCTTCTGACACTTCAAAATTAGTGCGAGTTCATCTTGTGTATATCCCTTAGCTTTCCTTGCCAAAATTAAGTTTTGATTCTTCATAACATCACCCCTTTCTGTCCAAGTAAGTTGGATTGTTAACATCAGTTTATATCCAAATAACTTGGATGTCAATAATTAAGTTTGATTTCTTTGGACTATTGTTTATTTTCCACTATATTCATGTACAATATATTTGAACTATTATGATAGATAGGTGTGGTGGGTATGCTACCTGAACGAATAAAGAAACGAAGAATTCAACTAGGTTTAACTCAAACCCAGTTAGCAGAAAAAGTTAATACAAAAAAAACTACCATCTCAAACTATGAGACTGGATATAGTACACCCTCGACTGAGATGCTTTCTGATTTAGCGGGCGTTTTACAAACTACAGCGGATTACTTACTAGGAAGAACAAATAATCCGTCTTTTGATGGAAATGAGACTGTTAATGAAATTGATGACCCGGATTTACAGATTGCCTTCAAAGATGCTTCTGATTTTTCTGAAGAAGCTAGAAAACAAACTATAGACTTTATCAATTACATTAAAGAAAAAGAAAAGAAAAGTGGGCGTACTTTTAAAAAAAATAAAGACCGCAACAAATAATTCAAAAATGCTTACATGGAATAGATATTATTATTGTTTAGTTTAATTTAATTAATGCTGAAGGTTCTGCTGTAAAAATTACAGTAATACCTACAATTGAACGACCATTCAACTGTAAAAATTACAGTAGAGTCTACAAACATTTTTTCTCAACTGAAGGTTGTGCTGTAATTTTTACAGGAATGATTATTAGTGAGAGGTGTAAAAATTGGCTTTTATTTTTAGAGATGAGAAAATTCATAATCCTGTATTGAATAAAAAGAAACGCGCATCAAGAAATTTTGTAAATCTTCTTCATAAAGCAAACGATATTTTAAATCAAACTGATGAAACTATAGATGAAATTGTTTTATGTTCAAGTAATTTTCTTAAATATGGTGAGGTCGGTCTTTTTATTGCAACTAAAAAAAGATTAATATTTATTGATAAAAACAACTCTATTAAGTCATGGGAATACACTGATGTCTCTAATGTATCTATTCCTACAAAGGGTTGGAGTGGTTACAAATTTTCTTTTAATGTTGCTGGCGAACATATCGAAGTGTTTGGTATTTTAGAAGGTGATCCTGCTACTTTTGTGGCTTATATAAAGAAAATGAAAGAAAACTCCTCAAAGGTAATAAAACAACCTTCAAGTGATGTAAATAAGCAAGAAAATGTTGCTACACCTGATGAGAATACAGATTTTATTATTGAAGAAATCAGAAAATATGCCGCTCTCAAAGAAGAAGGGCTTTTAACCGAGGAAGAATTCACTTTAAAGAAGAAACAGCTTTTAGGAATTTAAATATAGCCCCTTATTAAACGGGCTCTTTTTTAGAAACAAAAACAGAACATACATTCTCATTTAGGGGTGATTGAATGAAAGGATTATCTCATTTAGAAGAAGAAGTGAAGAAAATTTATACCAAAATAAACATGCTTACACCAGAATCAATTGATATGGAACGTATAGCAGCTGCTCTAAAAATATGGCTGCATTTTGAAAGAAGGCCTAGTATCGTTTTTTGTGTAAATGGCTCGTACAGCATGGTCATTGATAAACGTTTAAACAAAAAACAACAATGGGAAGAGTTTGGTCACGAGCTGTGTCATGTAATTAAGCACTATGGCAACCAGTTTGATATGCACAAGCTCTTTCGAGAATTGCAAGAATATCAGGCTAATAGTTTTATGTATCATTTCTGTGTGCCCTCCTTTATGCTTCAAAAATTGAACTTGCCTTCTTTGCAATCTGAAGCGATAAAGCTAATTGGTGACACCTTTAATGTGACTTACTCTTTTGCTGCTGCCCGCTTAGAAATGTTCAGAAGAAAAAGCTTTGCTTTTGCATTATATGAGAACACTATAAAACAAATTAATTGAGAAGGAGGCCGTTTAACATGGCTAGTATTCAAAAATATGAAACAAAAAAAGGCATCCGATGGATGTATGTCATTGAAAATGGCATCGATCCAATAACTGGTAAAAGGCAGAGAATACCAAAGCGAGGCTTTTTGAGAGAAAAAGATGCCAAGCAAGCTGCTGCTGAAATGGAGTATATTCTTGGTAAAGTTAAACTCGATATGAAGAACAAAATAACTTTCAAAGAGCTTTGCGACGAATGGCACTCAGTATACAAACTGTCTGGAGTTAAAAACAGCACTTTACGAACTAGAAGGAAAGAAATTAGGTACTTAAATAAGCATTTAGGACATAAAAAAGTTAAAGATATTTCTGATAAGGATTACCAAAAAATGTTGGTGAAATTAAAAGATGAAGATGATTTGTCAGAAGGAAATATTAGCAATATTCATGCTGTAGCTAGATTGATTTTCAGAAGAGCTAAACAACAAAAAATCATTTTAGATGACCCCACTGAATACGCTCAAAAACCTAAAGATATTAAAACTGTTGAGGATTTAGAAAAGCAATCAATTGAAGATAAATACTTTGAAAAAAACGAACTCAAGACTTTTCTTGATATAGCAAATAAGAACTTTGACCATGAATACTACACAATGTTTTTCTTGTTGGCGTGGACAGGCATAAGGGTTGGCGAATTAGCTGCACTTAAATGGAGTGATGTGGACTTTGAGAATAACAGCATTAGTATCACAAAAACATATTTTAATGATCGTGACAATACCAAGGAATTTGAAATTTTAACTCCGAAAACAAAAGGTTCCGTTAGAGTTATTGACATTGAACCTGAAGTAATTGCAGTATTAAAAAAACACAAGGCTAATCAAAATGCAGTTAAGATTGCAATTAAAAATGAATGGTTTGATGGCAACTTTATTTTTGGCAGAATGAAGAGAACAAAGTATTATGGTTATCCACCAGCTGTTAAAACAATTGAACACCGTTTCAAATCAGTATTGAAAAAGTCAGGTATTCAGAAAAAGTTAACGCCACATTCTCTAAGACATACTCACACTTCACTTCTCGCAGAAGCAGGCGTAGATCTTCACAGGATTATGGCTCGCTTAGGACATACCGAAGATAAAACAACACGATTAGTTTATTTACACATTACCAGTGACAGAAAAAAAGAGGCTTCAAAGTTGTTTGGAGATCTCATGAGAACTGTTTAA